AGTATTTCGACCGCTGGGATTCCTGGTGGTGCCCGGATTGCGGCTGGAGGACGCCGAAGTGCAGCGACCCGAAATGCTCGTTCTGCTCCACTCGTCCCGAAGACCCCACGAAACCGTAACTGTCCATCTGGAGGAACCATGACCAGCAAGGAAATGCTCAAAGCCACGTTGCCCAAGGACTGCATCTGGGAGAACGTCGCGCCGCTTGGGTCCGTCCCGAATTGGAGGATCATCCCGAAGCCGAAAGGGTGGGGTGAGTGATGCCTGCCTTCGACGATTCCTACCACATGACCTGGACCAAGGCGGATCGCCGCCGGATCAAGCGGGACCGCGCCAAGTCCCCCTTCGCATGGGAGCGGGCACTCCCGCTGCCCTGGGAACGGTGATCTATGAACAGAGACGAGCTTGAGGCAAGTATTGCAGCGAGAAACCCGGAAGTCTGGCGTCCGTCCCAAATATCATCCAAAGTGTCTCAGGAAATGGACGAGTTAATCCGGTGCCGCGCCATTCAGGGAATGGAAGAGTTGATGTACTGCCGAGCCATCCTGGACCATGCAGGGGACTTCTCCACCAGCATCCATGGCGGCATTGAAGCCCTAGTGGCAGAGCGGGATTCCCTCCGTAGGGCACTGGGAACAAGTGTTATGTGCCCCAAGTGCGCCGAAGTCATCCTGCCCCGCCAACAGATCCGTTGATAAGGAGAGCAGCTCGTGAACTTCGTAGCGCATCATTTCCCAACCCCTCGCGCCGCCTCAAAGAGCGGTGGCGGGATCGGGCTCGACGGTGGGTCCCGGGCCCGGCAACGGATGGTCAAGAATTTCGGGGATACCGAAGCGAAGGCCATGGGTTCCTGTCAGCTCAACCCGGAATGGGTGGAGTGGCTGATGGGCTGGCCCCGGGGATGGACGGACCTTGGGCCGTTGAACCCCCAGACCTTCCGCGAGTGGCAAGCGGCGTCAAGCACCGAGTCGGCCGCCTGAATTCCCTGGGGAACGGTCAGGTCCCTTTGGCCGCCGTCCTCTCCTTCATAACCCTCTACCCCCGCCTGATCGGAGAACCCCATGGATGACCCCGAAGAACTCATTACGGTCTGCGATAAGTGCCTGACTGCCTCCTGCTGGCACGGCAAATTCATGTGCCAGCAAAGCGACCATGCCGGAACAACCCAGCAGACCAGGCGCGAACTCATCGCCCTGGGCCTGGAACACCCCGACTACATCCACAACTGATCCTGTCCAGGATCGGCCCCCTTCACTGGGGGCCTTCCCATGCCCGTTGCTATCCCATAGCAACGCACCGGCTGGGGCCGACTTCCATTCTGGGGTCTCTGGAGGTCCTCCCCGTGGCCACGCTCTCCGCTGCAATGCCTTTCCTCCTCCGTAACGAGGGCGGCAAGGTCAACGATTCGGCCGACCCTGGCGGAGCGACCAACCATGGGGTGACCTTCATAGCCGCCCAGCGGCTGCTCGGCTTCACCACACTGGACCAGCTGTGGAACATCACTCCGGACCAGTTGCTGCAGGTCTATGGCTCGCCGGAATACTGGCGCTATGACGGGGTCTCTGATCAGAGGGTCGCTTCGAAGCTGTTTGATATCGGGGTGGACTGCGGTCTCGGGACCGAGGTCAGATGCCTCCAAAAAATCCTGGGCGTAGCCGATGACGGCGTGTGGGGCCCTGCTACCCTGGCGGCCACCAACGCCCAGGAACCAAACCAGCTGCTCCAAGCCCTATGCGAGGCCGCCCGGGAGCACTACATCGCGGTGGCCCAGGCCCATCCCAGAGAAGGGAAGTTCCTGAACGGGTGGGAGAAGCGGGCCGAGGAAATTCCCGATGCCGCCTGAGCCATGTTTGATCCCGGCGACCCCTACGGAGAGCACCCCTACGACTGGCCGTATTGGCCAGTTGGAGCAGAAGAGCATGAGCCTTTTCCAGAGGCTGATCCGAACGGACCAGCCGGAGGAAGTTCGCCGGGCCCTGATGTGGATCGCGGGCTGCACGCTTTGTTTCTGCCTTACGGTCCTGACCCTCGCGGTCTGGTACCAAGCCTGTCTTGACCAGCACGTTGACGGCGGCCTAGTGGGCGCCCTCGGCATCATCTCGGGCTCCGTGGCGGGTCTCGCCGGCGTGGCCTATCACAAGCAAAGCGGTCCCAACGGGGACTAGGAGGAATTCATGAGCCACGACAAGAACGGAACCCTCATCAAGGCCGGTGACATTGTCACTTTGGAGTTGGAGGTCAAATCCATCTCCGGCGATGAGAACTTTTGCTGCCTCGAGGCGGAGACCACCCTGGTGATGCCCGGAAACGGTCTGAAGAACCAGATCCACGCACTGAGCACCAAGCAGGTCCTGCTCGCCAAGAAGGCTGAGTAGGCCATGACCTGGATCAAGTCCCATCTCACGCTGATCGGCATCGCAATCCTGGCCGCCGTCTGCCTCTGGATCGGCTACGCCGCGCGGGCCCGGCACGTCCAGCACCAGGTCACCGCCGGCATGGCCCAGGCGGCAAAGGATGACCAGACCGGGGCAAAGGGCTACGCCAAGGGGGCGGCTGATGGCACGAAAGCGAAGGACCAGCAGGACCAGGTTGTCAAAGACACCGCGCCGCTCAAGGGAGACGATGCCGCAGTGGATCAGGACTGGGCGCCAGTGGCCAAGTTCCATTCCCGTCCTGTTCAACCTGCCCCCGGAGCCAAACCTGTTCCTGGCCTTGTGGCAGATGCTGCTCCGTCCCTGGCAGAGGTGGCACCGGACCGCAAGCTGATCGATGACCTGGCCCGGGACCTGGCCGACACCAAGACGGTCCTGGCCAGCACCCAGGCCCTGCTGGCCACCAAGACCGATGAGGCCGCCGCCTTCCAGCAGTCCGCCGACAGCTACCGGCAGGAGGCGGCCGGCCTCCGGGTGGTGGTGGGCGCCCTGCAGAGCACTGTGAGGCCCTGGGCCGCGGGCATCACCTACGGCAGCAACGGCACCCTTGGACCGGCCGCCGAGCGGGACCTTGGCCCCTTCCGGGTGGCCGTGGCCTTGGTCCGTAGGCCCATCGGGAACGGCAACACCACCATCGAAGCCCAGGGCACCGCCCTGTGGCGCTTCTGACCCAAGGAGGTCTGCATGCCTGACATCGTCACCACCCACCTAACCCACATCGTGTGGGCCTTCATCTGCCTGGCAGTGGCCCTGGCCGTCCACTTCTGGCCGCCCATCAAGGCGTGGTTCGCCGCCCGAGCCGCGGCGGTCGCCGCCGAGGAGAAGCGGGCCAAGGCCTTGCTGGAACTGGCCACCTGCGACCTTGAGGGGATCTACACCAGCATCAAGCTGGACGTCCAGAGCGATATCGCGGCCCTGGTGAAACAGATCAAGGCGCTGGAGGCTCGGATCGACGCCCAGGTCGCGGCCGATGCCTTGAAGGTCGCCGCCGCGGTGGATCCGGTCCCTGTTCCTGCGCCGTTCCCCTCCGCGCCCGAAATCGTCACCATCCCCGCCGCGCCTGTGCGCTCTCTCCTCCCCCAGGCCTAACGCGTGAGCCCCCTCGGCATTTTCATCAGCATCCTTGGCCTGATCGTCACCAGCGTGGTTTCGATCTGGGCCACCCTCAAAGCTGATCGCCGGGCCCGGGATCAGGACCGCCAGCGGCAGGATGAGCAGCGCGAGCAGGATCAGAAGGCCCAGCTGCTCCAGGTAGAGCAGCTCCTGCAAACGATGGTGGTGGCGAAGATCGAAGCGGCCTTCAAGGAAATCGGCAAGTTGCAGCTTCAGGTCGGCGCTGTCGAACGGTCCCATGCCCACCTCCTGGGCTTCCTGCAAGGAAAGGGCTGCACCGTCCCTGACTTCTGCGATGCCAAGGATCCCCCCCCATAGGCCCACCTGCGCCCCCGCACCCCGCCGCCCGCCTCCCGCGGGCGGTGTTCGTTTGGGGCGTTGCTATGCGAGAGCAACAGTCCTCGGCCGCCCAGGTCTGAAAGTTGGACCCATGGACGATAAGTGGATCAGATTGCCAAAGAAGATCCAGGCCGGGGACAGCTTCTCCTGGGATCCGATTGACCTTCGATCCCAGTATCCCGCCGGGCCCGGTTGGACCCTGACCATGTATCTGTTCCTGGTGGGCGCGGCCCCTGGGACGGCGCCCGTGGTCCTGGTGGCCATGGCTGACGGGAACAGCTGCTTTGTCCTGGCCCAGACCCCGGCCCAGACAGCCGCGTGGACCCCTGGCGAATACCACTGGACCCTCATCGTGCAGAGCGCGGATGGAACCCAGCGCCAGACCCTCGACCGCGGGGAACTCCGGGTTGGGATCAACCCCGCGGCTCCCCCGCCCGGTTACGACCCCCGGACCCATGCCGAAAAGTGCCTGGCCGCCATCACCGCCGTGCTCGAGGGCCGGCTGAGCGAGTCCATCACGGAATACAAGCTGGACAACGGCATCGAGGCCAAGCACATGGACCATGCCGAACTGATGCGGCTCCGGGCCTACTACGCCGGGGTGGTCGGGCGCCAGCGGGGCAAGTCGTTCTTCACCCATGTCCCTGTGAGGTTCAACCCACTATGAGCCTCCTTTCCCGCGTCCGCTCCGCCTTCACCGGGCCCGAAACCCGGGCGTCCGTGTCCTTCAGTGCCGGAGCCACCTTCGAACCCAAGCGCCAGGCTCCCCTGGGCGTGACCACCTTCGAGGCCCCGGTCAAGGCCAAGCGAGCCGTGGGCCCGGGCATCGGCGCCTTCTACACCGGCGCCACGATGTACGGCGGCGGGTTCCTGATGGCCATGCGGTCCAAGGATGAGGAAATCCGCCGCGATGCCCTGGCCCTCCGGGCCAACTCCAGGCGCCTGGCCAACAACAACCCGTTCATGAGGCACTACCTCCGGCTCCTTGGCAACAACGTGGTGGGCCCGAACGGCGTCACCATGCAGAGCCTGTTCAAGTCGAAGAACAAGGGCGTGCTCCGGGATCCCTACGTCACCAAGATCGAAGCCGCATGGCAGGAATGGTGCAAGCCCGGCAACTGCGATATGAGCGGCCGGTATTCCTTTCAGGACGTGTGCCGCCTCTTCGTGCGGACACTGGCCCTGGATGGGGAGGTGTTCATCCGGATCGTCCGGGGCGCGCCCAACAAATTCGGGTTCTCCCTTGCGTTTCTGGATGCGGACCTCCTGGACCACACGTACAGCCGGGCCGGCTCGCCCGGGATCAACCCGATCGTTATGGGCATCGAGATGGACACCTACGGCAAGCCCGTGGCGTACCACTTCACGGACCCGAAGCTGATCCGCAACGGCATGGTGGGCGGCTGGGCCTACGGCGCGAAGATCATCATCCCGGCGGACCAGATCATCCACGGGCTGGATCCGGACCGCGCCATCCAGTCCCGTGGCGTTCCGGCCTGCGCCAGCGTCATGTATATCCTCTCCATGCTGGGCCACTACTGGGAAGCCGAGGTCGCCTGCGCCCGCCATGAGAGTGAGCGGCCCGGCATCCTCAAGAGCCCCAACGGCGCCATTGACGAACACGGCGACGATGATGACCGGCTGGAGCGCAATGCCTTGGTGGACCCCATCATGGCCGCCCAGAACCTGGGCGGGAATTCCACCGGGATCGCCTACATGGGCATCCCCGCTGGCATCGAGGTGGAGTTCCCGGACGTCAAGCACCCCAGCACGGCCTTCGAGGCCTTCAGCAAGTCCATGCTCAAGGGCATCGCCTCTGGCCTGGGCGTCGCCTACCACGAGCTGGCGGGGGACCTGACCAGCGTTTCCTTCAGCTCCATCCGGCAGGGCACGATCAGCCAGCACGAGAGTTTCCAGGAACAGCAGATCCGCCTCATCCAGACCTTGTGCGATCGGGCCCACGCGGAATTCATGCTGGGCGCGTGGCTCTCCGGGGTCCTCAAGCTCCCCGCAGGAGTGACCCTGGAACAGTTCAGCGCCCACCAGTTCCACCCCCGTGGCTGGGACTGGGTTGACCCCCGGGCGGACAGCGCCGCAGACCTGGAATCCATCGCGGGCGCCGTGAACACCCGGACCAAGGTGCTGGCCAAGAAGGGCCTGGACTGGGAGGACGTCGCCTACGAACTCAAGGACGAGCAGGACCTCATTGATGCCCTGAACCTCCGGGTGGGCCCCCTGATCCAGGCCCCGGCCCCGGCCGGCAAGAACGATGGCGAGACCGAGGGCGAACCGGGCGTGAACAATGACGGCGAGGACACCAATCCCCCCAAGGAGGGCACCGATGGAAAGTAGGTCGATCAAGGGTATCCAGTATCGGACGGTCGCCCTGGACCGGGCCGCGGTCAATACCGAAGCCCGGACGGTCCGGGTGGCCATCTCCTCCGAGACCCCGGTGGAGCGCTGGTTCGGGGTGGAAACCCTGGGCCACAACCCCGGCGAAGTGGACATGTCCCGGATGCAGAACGGCGCGGCCGCCCTGCTAGGCCATGATCCGGATCAGCACATCGGGGCCCTGGAAAACGTGACACTTGACGCGGACCGGATCATGCGGGGCGACATCCACTTCTCCCGCTCCCAGCAGGGGCAGGACGTCTTCAACGATGTTCAGGATGGGATTCGCTCCAAGATCAGCGTCGGCTACCGCATCAACGACTACCAGGTCACCAAGGGAGTCGGAGATGCCCCGGACCAGGTCCGGATCACATCCTGGACGCCCATGGAGGCCTCTCTGGTCGCCATTCCGGCTGATGACCGTGTCGGCGTAGGCCGCAACTTCGACCCCAACCCCCAGGACCCCGGAACGCCCGGGGCCAGGGATCTCAACACCAACGGCCACCCGGCCAATCTCATAAGGAGTTCCGAGATGGAACCCAAGGATGCGGCCAACCAGGCCACCACCCAGACCCCCGACGAAATCCGCGCCAACGCCATGAACGAGGCGCTGGAACTCCAGGGCGCCGGCGCGCGCCTGGGCCTGGACAAGGAAGTCCGGGAGGCCCTGGGCCGGGGCCTGAGCGGGGATGCCGTCCGCAAGATCATCACCGACAAGCTGGTGGAGCGCAGCGGCAACCCCTTTTCCACCCCGGCCGCCGCGGTGCAGTTCTCCGAGAAGGAGCAGAAGTCCTACTCCATCGCCCGGGCGATCATGGCCCAGGCCACGGGCATCAACTGCTTCGAGCGTGAGGTGTCCCAGGACATCCAGAAGACCCTGGGCCGGGAAGCCAAGGGCATCTACGTACCCACCAACCTGGGCATGAAGCGCGCCCTGGATGCCACGGTCCAGGCGACGGCCTCCGGCCTGATCTCCCAGGAGCCGGTGACCTTCATCGAGTTCCTCTACGCGGCCCTGGCGCTGCGAAGGGCTGGCTGCACCTTCCTCCCCGGCTGCGTTGGGAACATCCCCTTCGCCCGCCAGATCAGCACCCCTGGAGCCCAGTGGACCGGGGATGATCCGGTGGCCCCTGGCGTCACCAACGGGGACCCCACCCTTCAGGTCTTCACCATGACGCCCAAGCAGCTCATGGCCCAGCGCGCCTATTCCAAGCAGCTGCTCGCTCAGACCGCTGGCTTCGCCGACACCTACGTCATGCAGGATCTGGCCCAGGCCCACGCCTTGGCGGTGGATATGGCCGGCATGTTCGGGGCCGGTTCCAGCAACCAGCCCATGGGCATCGCCAATGCCACCGGGCTGACCATCGTCCCCCTCGGAACCAATGGAGCGGCCCCGGACTTCGCCCACGTGGTTGCCATGGAAACCCAGGTCGCCTTGGGCAACGTGGATACCTCGGACGCGGCCTACCTCACCAACACCAAGGTGCGCGGCGCCCTCAAACAGACCCTGGTCGCCCAGGCTTCGGGAGCCCGGTTCGTGTGGGAGTCCGCCATCGGGAGCAAGGGCATCGGCGACGTCAACGGCTATCCGGCCTACGTCACCAACCAGGTTCCCTACAACCTCACCAAGGGAAGCGGGACGGCTCTCAGCGCCATCCTCTACGGTGTCTGGCGCGAACTGATCATCGCGGAATGGGGCGCCCTGGACATCCTGACCGATCCCTACACCCTGGCCACCCAGGGCCTGATCCGGGTCATCTCCACGCAACTGGTGGACGTCAACTACCGGCACATCCAGAGCTTCGCGGCCACCCTGGACGCCCTCTGCTAGTCGGTTGAGGGGGTGGGAGTGATCCCGCCCCC